TACATCAACTCCTACACCAACAGGAACTGCAGCTGAAACGCCAACTCCTACCGCTGAACCAACATCTACTCCAACACCTACATCAACTCCTACACCAACAGGAACTGCAGCTGAAACGCCAACCCCTACCGATGAACCAACATCTACTCCAACACCTACATCAACTCCTACACCAACACTGGCTCTTACCGATGTAACTATTGATATAGGAACACAAAACAGTGCAAATGGTTCAGGTGAAATAACAGTATACGCGTATACATCAGGAAATACTAATGTTGACACAAATGTTGTTGTTGGATTCAAGTGGGTGGGGGATTTATCAACTGAAATAACTGATACAGTCTTAATTACTAATGGAACATCTTGTGGTAACAATACTTTTGCTGGAGCTGAGATTGGTGAAAATACTTCAACATTTGAAATAACAAGTATTACACCGATTTCTTCAGGAACTCAATCATATAGTGAAGGCTCTGCAAATTATCCAATTAATGCTTGCCCTTAAATCAATTTAAAATAATAAAAAATCTGCTTTTTATTGATATTTATTGGTAAGTAAATTACCAAAATATGAACAAATTTTTAGCAGCAATCAAAAGCTTATTTTCAGATGAGCACGGAGTAATCTCCATGAAACGTCTTTGTGGTTTATTATGTACCATCTCTTTGACAGTTACATTATACCAAAACAGTTTCAGTGAACAACATTACGCACCTTCAAGAGAATTGGTAGATGCGGTTGCATTATTAGCATTCGGTTGTCTAGGTTTATCAAGTGTTGATAAAATCTGGGGAAAGAAACAAAAAGACACAAGCTCAGAATCTGAGTAAAAAATTTAAGTCCCCACTCATAAGGTGGGGATTTTTGTTTCTGTTAGGTATTTATTGATGTATGAATATAATCATCACAAATGAACAATTAGACAAATTAATTCCCTTAGAAGATATTGAGTTTGTAAAAAAGTATAAGGAACAAACAGGACATTATCCTAAGTTTAGAGAATTACAAAACAATCCTGCAAAAGTTGGTGATTACATTCCCACTCATTCCAAAAAAAATATTGGACTTAAAAGGTATGTTGATAAATATTTGGGTAAATATTTGAACTATATTAATTCTAACTTGGCATCGAAATCAGAAGAATCGTTTGAAAAGGGTCCTGTGGGTTCAAGAAATTATATTTCTATTGATGGAAAACATGTTTTGAGAAGTGAATTAGAGGCTTTAACTTATAACATTTTTGTTTTAGAAAATTTACAAGATGAAATTGAAGTTGATTCAAAAATATTTCTAAAATCATGTAATAAAATACCAGATTTTGTTTGGGAAAACAAAAAAATAATAATTGAAGTTGCTGGAAGGGAAGATGAAGGATATAAAAATAAATTAGAAGATGCCGAAGATTGTTTCAAAAAAATGGGATACAAAGTTTATGTCATTAATGCAAGAGCTTTTGAAAAACAAGGGAAATATGTTAATTATTATTTGTATTTGTGTGACTTGTTAGGTTTTGAGCCGAAACAAGAAGTAATTGAATCTCCGTACAAATACTTAGGATATAAAGATGTTGATAGAAAGTTTAGACAAAAATATATTGACAATAACATAAATAAATTACCGCTTAACTTCACCCAACAATATACATTGAACAAATACCTGAACCAATTGTATGGATATGGAATTAAAGAATATAAAAAAAGGAATGATATGAAACGTTTCAGAAATTCACCCGATAAAAAAGAAATTCAACAATTCAAGACAGAACATCCTAATTTATCTAACAAAGAAATTGCTGATTATTTTGGTGTGAGTAAAAATACTGTTCAAAGAATCACATTTGGGAATGAAGGATTAGATAAATAATCCGAAAAAATATTATTTTTGTATCATGGGAGTATCTATAAATCAAAAAGAAGTCGTAAAACCAACAAAATGGGAGGTTGTTTATGAGGATGAGGATTGTATATCCATTTGGAGATATAACTCGAAAATAACGACCTCAGGACCCGTAGAAGTGGAATACAAATGGAAGAGACATTATAATCCTTGGGGTCAGAAGAAAAAGACTTTGGGTGAATTAGCAAAAGAGGAAAAAAAGAAAAAGAAATTAGAGAAGTCTCAACTTGGAATCAATTATTCTTCTTAATTCTAAAAGAGTTTTTCTATCCAAAGAATTAACAACTTCTGATGTGTTTTCAAGTACAAGTTTGTTAAGTAGAGATTCTTGAACAGGTTTGTCATTTACTTCATATACTCTACCGTAATCATAATCATTCACCTCGAAATTTTCATAGTCAGTAGGACTTCTTTCACGAGCATTATACATGTCCCAACTACCATCGTTGTTTCGTTGTGTTGCAGATTCTAGTACCCAATCTTTATCATAAGAATCCATTTCTTGAGTAAAATATTCTGTATAGGTACAACTACCGTTTACGTCATAATCCAAATTATAACTTTTTGCAACAGGTATAACTAATTGCTCAATTAATTCCCTGTTATTGATTTGTTCACGATTGTTTGCAAAAAGGTCGGCTACTAAATTATCGTTAATTTCTAAAAATTTTGCAAAAAACTCAACATCTTCGTGAGTTACAATAATATTAAAATATTTTGAAACCGATTGCAAAATTTCATACGCGTCGTCAAAATCATCTGTATATGGATTCCCAATAGGAAAATCTTCATCAACTAATTTTTCAGCAATGAATGCTAATTGTTTTTTTGGTAATCTTGAAAATTGACTTTGTTCCGCTGCCATGATTATAAATATAAAAAAGGTGAGATTTCTCTCACCTTTTAATCATTTAGTCTTTCTTTATGACTATTCAAGACTGCTAATATATTTTCTCTACCTACAGGATTTGCCGAATGACAATTAAATTCGGGTAATGGTAAACCGTTAGTCCAACAATAATCACACATCCATTTAGCAGCATCATATCCTGTTTTTTCCTCATACTTGAAACTTTCAGTATAAGTTTTTGAGTCATAATGAATTTCAGCTAAATCGTGGTCGAAAGATACTTCATTAGGTAATCCATTTTTTGTAATCCAACTTACAAAATCATCGTAAGTTCTAACAATATCCCACCCTTCAGTTTTAGGACATCTTACATCATCAAGATATAGTTTTTTCATTTCTTTTTTTGTTTTTTATAGGATTTATTTCCTACAATTTGATATGCCTCGGCTAAAGACATTACTGCATCATCAATAAGTTTTTTAGCCTTTTTTATTTTTTTTGTTAATGGATGACTAACTAAGTGGTCGTCTATCATACATGTTTGTACATGTAATCTATCCATTAATTCTAAATAATGACCATCGTTTATTTTATTTTTCATGGGTAATCAATTTGTTTTGTTTCGATATCAAAATCTACAACAATTGGTTTATTTTCATATTCATATCTTTCATTAAGGACAGATGCATTTAAGAATTCAACACCATTAAAGTTTTTTTGACCGTAAGCACAATGGATATGTCCACAAACATGGATTTTCGGTTGAACTTCCATGATTCTGTGAAATAAATCTTCACAACCAACTCTTTGTCCACTTGGAGTCCAATCTAACATTCCGTGTGCGGGACCATGAGTAATTAATATATCAGTATTACCAGGGATTTTTGCCCACTTCTCAGCAAGTTTTTCTCCTCTTGGTAAGTTGAATGCCCAATCATAAAATTCAGGTTGCCAAGGGCTACCATAGAACTTTACACCGTCAATTACAACTTCACTATCAAAAAGATAGATAATACCTTTTTCTTTGAATTCATCGGCAATATCGTGATGTAATTCAAAACCAAAATCGTGGTTTCCCGCAATAAAGATTTTGTGTTTGAAATCAGTCATAGCAAACCAATTTAAAAAGTTGGTTATTTCATGACTTTTACCCATACTGGTACAATCTCCCGAGTGAATTAGAACATCACCGCTTCCAAGTATGTTATTGTACGCTTTACTTGTTAAGTGGTTGTGCTTGTTATGAGTGTCTGATATAAAAGTATATTTTTTAGTCATTTTGATTCTTTTTATTTTTTTTACAATTAGGACCGTGCCATCTTACATAATTCCCACCACCAGCAAATATACCACAAACTTCGCACTTTTTTTTATTTTTACTAGGATTTTTTTCAAAAGAAAAAAGAGACGGATGGTTTTTTAGAATATTAGGGTTTCTCATTGGGTTTTTATCTCCATCAATTCTACCTTTACTAGATAATCCAATATTTTTTCTATGCTCCTCTGAAAATTTTTTTCCCTTACTCCAAGAGGATTTTCCCTTTTTTGACTCGGATATATTTCTTTTATGTTCTTCTGTAAATGGTTTAAGTTTTCTTCCCTTTAATCTTTTACTATGTAAAATCGAGCATTCCTTTTTTATTCTTTCATATTGTTGCCCTGATATTACATAATCCCTCAACTGATTTTTTCCTTTCCTCATCATACATTCCAAAGACTTTAAAAGAGAATAATTTTTGGGATATATTTCACAAAGAATTTGATGTATTATCCAATGCTCTTTTGCGGTTAATTTTACTAAATTAACTTTTTCATTTCCTCCACCAAGACATTTCGGTAAAATATGGTGAGTTTCAGTATAACCTGAAATCTCTCTGTTTTTCGCTCTATAAATTATAGAATCATGAATTTTTTTATAGTCCATATAAATAAATATCACGGACAAGAACTAAAAGATACTTTTATAAATATTTTTCAACCTAACCAATCTTTGTCTTCATCACCTAATTCTAAAAAGTCTTCACCTTTATATTCAGGATGATTTTCTTTCATATAATCGATTCCTCGAACCCAAAGGTACGAAATTATTGCCACAACTGCAACCATTAATAAATAAACTTTCCACATATATTATAATTTTAACTAATCCCACCAACTTTTCATTCCTGACCCATCAAACCAATCATTCCAAACACCCTCATCTTGTTTTTCTTCATCAGTTTTACTGTTGTAGATTTTACTAAACTCATTCATATCTTGTCCGTGAATAATTGACCACAGTTCTTTCCATTCAGAAATTTCAATTTCTCTAGCTCTCTCAAACACTTTTTTATTATGTATTTGTTCTTCCTCAGTATCTTCTCTATCAGTCCATAGACAATCAGAGTTTTTTATTTTACCTAATTCTTTTTCCGCAATCTTAACATATTCATCACTACGAACGTTCTTGAATAATTGAATTGCTCGTTTCATCTTTTCAACCTTTTTCATTCTTGATTCTTCTACTTCATGTCCGTGATTCTCAATCGTATCCACAGTTTTTTCTAATGAACGACGGAACAAATCAAGATTAAATGAATAATCCCAAGAACGGAATGCATATAATTCTTTTCTAAAAAACCAAATGTTTTCTAAAAAATACGGTAAATCTCTACGAAAAAATTCATAGGTTTTGTACCACCAAGTTTGTTGTCTTGATAATCTTTTTAATGATTTCCAAAAACTATCTGCGAATTCTACTTTCATATTGCAAATATAATAAAAAAATAAGACCCGACAAAATAAATTTCGCGGGTCTTTTGGAAAGGGATATATGAGAACACTCTTTCGAGCGATGTACAAATAAATATATTCAAATTATAAAAATATACTTTTACAATATCAAGAGAACAACTTTTCTACTCTTTTTAACAAATTTTCATCAAATTTAATACCATGTCTCTCCTTAAAATTCTTTAAAAGTGATTTTATTGAGTTGGTATATCCTTTTTCTTTTAATAAAATATACGCACCTAAATCTGCGTCTAATTCATCCTCCGAAATTCTTGGACCATCATGACCTAAGATTACGTGAGAAATTTCATGAGCCTCAATAAACTTTAAAACATCAACATTAAAATTATTTAATATGTTTTCACCATCTATTATAACTAAATTTTTGTTTGGAACCATAAAACCGTAACCATATTCCTCAAACATAGGAAGTAACTGTTCATATTGGGAATTATCTCCAAATACAACTGCGATGGTTACTTCAGGTAAAAATTCACTATTATATGATAAAGGTTCCGACAAATTGATTGTTTTTATTCTTATATGTAGCCCAAAAATTACTTTTTAAACGACTCATTGTTGATAACTCCGACATAGTTAAATTATTTCCAATATGTTTTCTTTCCCAAAGTTCAAAGCATTTAAGTACAGCATCCATTTGGGTTTTAGATTTAGCGGACTCCAAAACACGGATAATCCATTCAAAATCCTGAAAAGCGTTTTTTAAATTAAATTGTATTATCATAACTTTTTTTACAAAGATAAGGAATTTACGCAAGTAATTTATAATATTCTTTGAAATGTTTGATTCTGTCAGGTAATCCGATAGTCCCTCCGTTTACTCTTTTAGTAATCTTGGTTACAACTAAATCACTGGCACCTTCATCTGCCATTTTATGTAATCCGTTTTTACTGAAGAACCAAGCAGCGGATAATAACGCATAATGTGTTGCCACTTTATCAGGATTTGCTGTCATGTCCTCGTTGATTGCTTTACCGAATGCGGTATAATTGTCTTTACCTGTTAATTGGATATAACCTCTTCCACGAAATTTATATCCATCTCCAGTAGACTCAGGACCATTACCCATTCTTCCACCATAAACTCTACTTGCAATTTTTTGTGGATTTCTTTGATATGATTCTGCTAAACCAGATTCTTTAAAGTATTTTGAAAAAATACCTCTGAGACCACTTGCGGAGTAGTTTAGATTTTCTTGGGTTGCTCTAAATCCACCACTTTCATGACCACACTGAGCTAAAAAGTGTGCAAGTCTTAGTGGTGTATTGATTTCAAATTTAGCCGCTGTGTCAGGTATTTGAGCAATTACTGCATCAGGAATATGACCCCTCAGGTTCTCTAATTTTAATCCGCCTACAGATGCAATTGGCTTAACAACAGGTACAGAAGGTTCAGTTATCAATTCTTGAGAACCAAACATTTTATTCCAAGTACCTTCACCAACAATACCATCGGCTGCAAGGTCATTATCGATTTGCCATTTTTTTACTGCTTTTTCAGTTCCAGGTCCAAAAGCACCATCGGCACTAAGACCTAATTTTTGTTGGAGTTTTTTAACGTCATCTCCTCTTGACCCAATTTTTAGTAACATAGTAATTTACATTTACTATAAATACTTTTATAGTTGGGTATGAAAGTATTGCTGTCGCTTTTTTTGATTTTTTTAAGATTATGGGTTGGATACCATATCATATCTTGGTTAGTCGAAGAATATTCTCGTCCTGAATTTCACTCAATGTCAGAAATAGAATTTTATTTAGTCGTGATGGTATTTGATGGTTGGATTTCAAAATCCCAAAACAATATAGACTTAAAAGTTACCAAAGAAGAAGATTAAGATTATGATTTCAATGTCATAATAATTTCAAAAAATCCCAATTTTATAGAAAAATAGTCAAGTTAATAGTATTTATTATTACCAAGATACTATCGCAATGAATAAAGTTTTTCTATTCGTTATGAGTGCACTTTTATGTGTATTCCCTCATAATAATTCACAACAAACTCAAGAGATATGGGTGGATGCTGTCACAAACAAAATCCAAATAGGGTCTCTTGCAGGTAATCGAAACTTAGAGTTCGGTGTAAGAAATATCGTTGAAGAATTCTTACAAGAAAAAGACTATGAACTTAATCCCCAAGCAAAAAATAAACTATCCATCGAGTTAGTTTATTTGGACGTGCTCAAAACAAAATCTAACGTATCCGTTTTCCACAAAAACGAAGAATCTGTTGTAATCAGACTCAAGGGTACATTAAAATCAGATAATAAAAAAATAAAAGAGGTGATTGTCGAAGAGGAATCATCCGAAATCTCTATGTCCACTTTAATTGTGGATAACGGAGGTAAATTCAACCAAACGTCGTTAAGTAATGCAATCAAAAAAGCTAGCGATAAGTTGGTGACTAAAATATTTGAAACAAAATAAAAAAATGAAGAAATTTTTAACTTTAGGACTTTTATTAATGTCCTTAACATCATTTAGTCAAATTAAATTTAAGTTTCCTGACACAAGAGTTCTTACCGATATTAATGGTGGAGTTATTGATAGAGGAGACCAATTCGACGTTATGGTTCACGCGAACGGTAATGGAGATGCAACCACAAGACAATTAATGTTTGACTTTCAGTACGACCAAACAAATTTTGAGGTAATCTCAATTAACCACACCGGTACGGGTGGAAATGGTGGAGTACTTCCTGCAGGTTCAAATGTACAATTATCATGGCAGAATTATCCTAATTATACTTACGCAGGAAATAGTACTTTTACAAACGGAACACAAAGATATGTTTCTAATGCATCTTACACTTATAACCCTAACGGAGGGTCGAGTGCAATTCTTAGAGCTACTTTGACTTGGGCAACAAATTCGGCAATGCCCTACAACAGTTATTCACAAATAATAATTGTAAGATTTAGATTAAAGGCAGGTTCTACATCAAATTCATTTAATCCCATTAAATTAAACTTTGTTGCGGGATGGAATGGTCAAGGAGTTGGTGTTGCAACTACAATGGATACACCATTATCAACTGAGGTTATAATGAATCAAAACACTGGTAAACTTGTAACAGCTAAAGTTGATATAAGTTCTAATTTACTTGCATTATCAGATGTCAAAGTTTCCTTCAGAGATACTCTTAGTGGTATCGGACAATTGTTTAGTGTTTTATCTAATGGTAATGTTGATATTAATCAATCATTGTTAGCAGAAAACAAAGTTTATGAAGTGTCTGTTATGCATAGTTTAGATAAAACATATGCAATATACAACGGAGCAATTACAATATCAGACTTCACCACAGCACAAAGTGAATTTACATCAATGGGTTTAGATGGTAGTAATGGTCAAATATTAAAAACAGGTCAATCATTATATGCTGCAGACATCAACAGGAATAAAATTATAGATGGTGGTGATTTACCAAGACTATTAGGACAAGTTGTTGGAATAGATACACTTGTAACTATTCCAACAGGATATGCTATGGGTAGTAATGGATTTATGAGTTTACCTACTTGGAGAGCAGTAGATGCAACAAGTATAGGGGGTCAGGTTGAATGGTGTATTGTTAATGTTGATGGATACGGTTCGGGACAAGCAAAAGTTTACATTGATATGAGAGAATTTAACGGAACGAATACATTACCTGAAGATATTAAAAGTTTACAACTATTTGATTTGTATTCAGGTCCTGTTGAATTTGTTAGTAAAGACGCATCATGGGCTTTCTACAAAGTACCATCAAGTTTTACAACAATATCAACTTCAACATTTGCTCCTTACATTAGAACTATGGGTAATAATGATTTTGGTATTAGAGCAGAATTTACATTCAATACAAGTCCTTCTACTTCATGGGGTTCAATAACATCTTCTAATTGGAAGAACATAACATACCCTAAAACATATGTTAAGACAGGAGTATCAGGAACAAACGAAATTGTTGATTTGAAATACCTTTTGTGGGCTGATGTAAATCGTTCACACTCGTCACAAGTTGTTACTAGTTCAAATGGTACTAGCACTGTTCAAACAAATGCTGTTAATAGCTTAATGACTAATACCGCATTTATGAGTATGTCAACACAGGCATCATCATTTATTAATACACCGAATGATGTTTCATCAATCGATGTTAATCTATTTAATATAACAGTAACATCAAATAATGTTGAAATACCTGTATCACTTAATACTAATGGTATTTCAGTTGGAGGATTACAATTTGAATTTCAATACGACCCATCAAAAATTAAATTTGAGGAGTTGAAGTCAGAGGTTCCTAACTCTTGGTATGTTTTTGTTAATTCAAAAGACGGAAAAGTTAAATTCGGTGCTATTGACCAAAATAACAAACCAATAAACGGAACTAATATACCGTTCAAGTTGAAATTCTCAACAGTGGGAAGTGGGGTTGACATTTTAACCTCAGTTAAAGTTTCTCCAACTATGGATGCGAGTGATTCCAAAGGAGTTCAATTAGGAATTAATTTAAATTCAACACAAATAAAATTAACAGGATATAAAAACTTTTAGTTATGAAAAGAATAGATAAAATTTTAGGTTTAGGTTTTTTAGTTACCCTTTTGGCGATTAGTTGTAGAAAGGTGGACTTACCACAACCACAAATTATTGATTTAGGAAATCAATCAACATCAACAGCAATTAAATCAATTGCTCAAACAGGGAATATTGTAACCGCTGAGTTCGAAACAACAGTGGGTGCAAAATATTCAGTACAAATAATACCTTTTGGGAGCGAAATACCATTGAAAAAAGAAGGGTTTACCGCAACTGAAGGTATTACAAAAAAAGTGTACGATTTATCAGGGTTATCAAAAAAAGACTATGACTTAGTGTTCATAGACATCAGCGGTAAGGAAGTAAAATATCCAATCGTAATAAAATAAAAATAAAAATAAAAAACATGTCAGAAGAAGTAGAAAAATCAGAAAGTACCGGTGGTTCATTAAAGAATATAATCATCGGTTTCATCTCAACTATCACTTTAGGTGTTGGGGGATGGATAACAACTAAATTAACAGGCGGTGAGGAAGAAAAACCTGCAACTCAACAAGCAGCACCGGTAATCAACATTACAAATTCTAATCAACAAGCTGCAGGTAAGACTGTAATTGTTAACGGAGGTGGTGGAAATGGTGATAAATCATCAAATCCAGCACCAGCACCTAAACCTAAACCTAAAAAAGACGGTGACGAATTTAAAGAGGAAGCACCTAAATGGTAATTTTATGAGTAGTAATCAACAACAAACAGGATTTAAAGATTTATTATTTTCGGTAATGCAAAGAAGATGGTTTATTACTGCCATCGTATTATTCACCTTTTTTGGTACAATCCTTACAATCTTTATGGCAATTTTGGGTAAGACACAAATGTCAGGTGAATGGAAAGAACTGTTACTTTTATTGTTGGGAGCATTCATCGGAAGTTATGGTAAAATCATAGACTACTGGTTTAGTGACCAAGATAAAGACAAAATGTTAGTTCAAAAAATGGACGAAGAAGATGGAACTTCATTATCAGACACAGGAGCGGGTGGACCTAAAACTCCGTTACCAAGTATCATAGTTAGTCCCATAGAAAATACCACAGATAAAGGAGTCGAAATAGACGAAGATGGAGATGGTGTGATGGATGGAATCGATAACGATGGTGATGGTACTATCGATGAATATTTCGACCATAGAAACTGTCAACATGTTTGGGGTGACCAAGATGGTGACGGTGATGAAGAGTGTTTAATTTGCGGTAAAATAAAAGACGTAGAATAAAATTAAAAATTATGAAAACAATAAGTTTAAACAAATTGAATGAAATTATAATATTAGGTTTTCTTAAGTTATGTATACTTTGGGTAGTATCTGCACTTTCCTTCCAAATATTTTGTATGTATTTGGAATTTTCAGGACAAGAACAAAGACAACGTGACATAATTAACAAAATAGATTGGAAATTTGATGGAACATTCAAAAATAATCCTGATAATATTTGGTACAAATCACCTAAAAAATAATTTTATGGCAAAGACTCAAGAAATAGTGAAATTCATACTAACAGTAGGAATTGTTGCATTTGGATTAGTTATCCTTTCATTCGGATTTAGAGTGATATTAACTCCATTTTTAAATTAAATTAAAATGAAAAAATTATTATTTTTCTCGGCAGTATTATTGTTGAGTAAGGGAGCTTTTTCCCAAACTATAGGTAAAACCAAAACGGAAGATTACAAAGCTTCGTTTGAAACAAAAAGCGATATCTCACAATTTTTGGAATATGACGGACCAAAAAAGAATATTCAACTTTTAAAATGCGGTATCAATGATGAGATGTACGAAATGTATCCTGAACTAAAAGAAAAAAGAGTTGGTTTGGGTGTTACAAATATTGTATTAGAATATCTTGATAATTTAAATCGTTTTGAATTTACAGAAGACAAAACAGAAATAAAAAACAGAATGGTTAAACAATTCCAAGCTTCTCAAGCAGGAATTTCTGAAAACAAATTGGATGGTAGAGGTAAGATTAAATTAGCTCATTACTTTGTTGAGATTGAATGTTATGACTACTCTGTTTCTGAAGATGAAACCATTAATTTAAAAGACGGTGTAAAAAATATGTTGGTAACACGTATTGGTTTACAAGTTAGATTTACAAATGCGGAAAACGGTACAATAATAGCGGCATCTGGATTAGGAGAAGCAAAGACGACAAGAGAATTAACTTTCTTATCTGATGCAACTGTTGACCCAGTTAAATTCAACCAATCTACAATTAGCATTTCAACCAAAAAAGCTTTGGATATTGCATGTGCTAACATTTTAGGTAAAATGGTTAAAAAAGGAATATTCATTAAATAATGAAAAAATGGATTGGTGTATATTTGTTTTTACTTTTTTTTCTGAAAGGTTCAGGACAAGTTGTAACGCAAACATACATTGACCCATGTGATTTAAAGACTTATGTAGTGTCAATACCCATCACTAATAATAGTGGTGTTACAGTTATCATTAGAGGTAAATCCAAAGTTTTTACTTACGCACAATTTACAAGTGGTGAGGTTGACCAATGGATAAAAACTATATTTGCAGCTCCATGTCCATCAAGTTTAGTAGTTCAACAAACAGTAACAGCTGCGGTATCTCAGGCGGCATCTGCGGCAGCAAGTTCGGCAGCTTCTTCAGCGGCATCCGCGGCAGCATCCTCCGCCGCAAGTTCAGGTGCATCTGGAGCTGCATCATCTTCGGCGTCCAATGCAGCATCATCGTCAGCGTCCAGTTCATCTTCCTCTCAATCATCCTCATCATCTGGGGAGTCCTCATCATCGGGAGGAAGTTCAGAAAGTAGTTCATCTTCAGAAAGTAGTTCATCCTCAGAAAGTAGTTCAGAATCAAAATCTGAAAGTAAAAGTGATGAAAAGAAATCTGACGAAAAAAAAGAAGAAAAAAAGAACGATAAAAAAGAAGAAAAGAAAAAGGCTGTTGCTGCAAACCCAATGTTAGTCGCTTCTGACCTAACAACAGCTCAAGGACCCGACCTGAGATATAACGCGATAGTATCTTTTGGTGTAAGTAAATCGTCAATGGCTGGGAACGAGAGCTGGGGTGCAACAGCACTAATATGGAGCTCATTAAGACAATTTGCTTTGAGTGGTGGATATACCAAAATGGATTTTAATAAGGGTCAACTTAATGCAATCCACTCATACTCCGTAACAGGGGCATATTTGGAAGGAAATTATATGAGTCTTGTTGGTTACACCTATATCAAACCACACCCTAAATTCGGTACCTACGGGTATAATTTAGGAGCCATAACTTTATTGTTAAAAGATACTAAAATAATAAACAGTAAAACGGGAGAAACAAAAGAAATATTCAATACGTCTTTCTCAACATCAGTGGTTTCGTTTTGGACGAAACCATATCCTTATAATAAAAAGATTACCTTATCCCCACAGGTATTCTTAATGAATTCACCGATAAGTTGGAATTCTAAAACAGGAGAAACAACGGTTGATAGACAATTTGGATTTTTGGTTGGGTCGTCATTTGACTATAAAATAAGTAAGAGATTTGGGTTTAGTTTCAACTACAAACTCGCAGGTTCAACTCTGAAGGGAGCACCATTACTTAGTAATTTCTTGATAGGTTCAAGAGTAATACTTTAACACTATGAAAAAGATATTAGACATTAGACATTTTATAATTTTGGGTTTGATAATAACATTATTGGTATTACTAAAATCAGACAACAAACCAAGAATAAAAGAAATAATCAAAGAAGTTCCGTCGGAACCAATTCACGATACAATATCTGTAGAAGTAGAAGTTCCGTATGAGGTGAAAGGAGATGATATCTATCACGATACAACAATATATGTCCCAACATATGTACAAGTTGATACGGCAGCAATTTTACAAAGTTTTTATTTTACCAACTCATTTATCGACACACTAAAATTGAATAATAATCAAGGGTTTGTATATTTGAATCAAACAGTTTCTGAGAATAAAATTGCATCAAGAAATTGGTCAGCAACTGTTAAGCCTAAAATAGTAAGAGAACCAGCACCTGAACCACCACCAATCAAAAACCAAGTATTCTTGGGTATTAACGGTGCAATAAGTAGAGAAGATTGGGTGAACTCATTGGGAATGGGAGTTATACTTAAAACAAAAAAAGACCACCTATATCAAGTCGGAGCGGGTGTTGCAAATAGAACTGTAGATGGAGTATCAGGTGAATTTAGACCTTTCCTTAGTGGTGGGGTTTATTGGAATATTAAAGTTAAAAAAGATTAGAGTATTTATATTAAAATACCTTTATGGGTTTGCGTGATTTAATTAAAGAAACATTAGGGCAACAGTTAAACAAATCTTTAACATTAAAAGAAGATGTCAAAATTTCGAATGCATTACAATATCACATTGATAATGGAATGACCCTAACTGAAAACTCATTTATGTTTTATTCAGAAGGTTATTTTAATTTGGTTAATGAAGTTAGAGATTTGTGGAAAGAAGGTAAAATTGAACTTAATGAAGACGATATCCTAATGGTTGAATCTGATTTAGGTGTTAAAGTCAAGATTGGTAAGGAATATGTTTATTTAGACGCACCTTATATCTATGAAACTTCAGGAAAACTTAAGAAATTTGCGGTTTATACTAAGAGTAAAACAGAAGGAATTAAGAAGATAACTTTTGGAAACTCTAATTCAATATTGAAGGAAAGTCGCAACTGTTCTCGAAAAACGGATAGAACAACTGCGGAATATTGGTCTTGTAACATTGGAAGATACTCTAAACAATTGGGGTTATCATCTTCAAATGGATAGTTCCATGCCAAACAAATTGTTAAATGCCGAACAAATTTGAATTTTGAAATTTGTTTGGCATAAAGTAATAAAGGTGTTAAAAAATTAAATTGTTGAAATCGAAGAGTGTAAGTTATAAAGATATAGGATATTATAAGTATAAATCTTCAGTTCCACTAATTGCTGATTGTGTACGAGAATATCCTATTACAGAATTTATTTTGGAAAAAATTAAGAAAAAAGAATTGGTCTGGGAATTTGAAATGGAAGAACAAAAACCAAAATTATACAACGGAAAATTAATTGTTCTAATATAAATTATCTAAGTCAAATTTCTTTACGAAGGCTGGAAACGCCTCTTCATATGATTTTTCTGATTCATCACTAATTTTGTTAGTAAACTGCCAGTTCCAATAAAAAGTATCGTTAGGTTTAAAACCGTAGAATGTATGAACTCTTTTTTGAGTATCAACAACATCCATACCTTTCCAGTTTTGTCCAGTACAAATAAATCCACTTTGAATACCTTCAATAATATTTGACTCACCTAAGGTATAGTGTCTGTTCTCAATCCAAGTTAATCTTTCAATTAATTTTTGATAAAACATACTTGCTTGACCCCACCTTACCGAGGTAAAAAATATAACGGCATTAGATTCAAATAACTCTTTTGATATTTTCCAAAGTTCATCATCTTTTTCGTTCAGACTTGCCCAACATCTATGGTATCCTGTAGGATTCTTATCTTTGTCTTTAAGTTTGGCTTTCATTACTCCACAAGAGTTACCGTCTTTTCTTGAAACATTACCCTCGCAAGGTGCAATTTTCAATTCAGGGACATCAATCAAAACTGATTTGTCATTTAGATATTCGTTAATGACCATTCCAAGAATTGTCGACTTGGGAATATCAACATCATTTGGGTCCCAATTATATCTGTTGGAGCATGTTAATAGTAATACCTTATCCAACTTTTGAAGTTCAGATATTGTCTTTTCAAGTTTTTTCAAATTACCTGTGGAGTTGTTCTTTTCGGTAACGTTGTACTTATCAAATATTTCTTGTAATCTACTATCCATTCAATATAAATACTTTATAAATCATAATAAAAAACCCACCATTGAGGTGGGTTTATATTTTAAGCTCTCATTGTTGGAACACGAGTAATTTCAGGTCTCAATTCTCTAATTTGTGTTTCAACTTGAGCAATTTCATTATCCGTCCCATTAAGTAATTGATGTAATCTATCCACTTCTCTTTGATAATTAGGTTGTTCTGGTTGTTCATCAAGTGGAATTGTTTCATCAAGAAATTCAACTCTCATTTTTTCATATGAAGTTAAACATTCTTCATGAACTTGTTGTTGAATTTCGTCCGAACACAAATTTTTGTTTGTGTCTTGAGATTTAAAAATTTTTCTAACGAGTGGAAACAAATAATCATCAGCGTCAACATCAAGATAATCAACTCTTGAATCTTCAGAATTCCAAAAACTAAATTCACTATCTCCATCCAATCCTTTGAAACCGGCGAACTTATATCCAGTTTCTTTATTGATGAAATAAACTAAAATACCTTTTCTCCAATATTTTTCAAAATAGTTTTTTTCTTTTTTATAGGTTGTACACCATCTTGTTGAAGCTCCATATTTAGCGGATGCTGAAAAAGTTAATGGTCTAACAGCCACCCATTTTTCATCTTCAAATTCTTTAATTACTTGACCTTCAAGGTCTTTAGTTAATTCTTTCATAGATGCTAAAGTTACAGCACCTCTCACATCCTCAAGGTCTTTGTAAGTTGACACGTCTTTATTTTCAATTTGGTCTTTGTCCATGTACTCCATGAACTCTTTTAGAGTTGTAAACGTATCAATACTAAAATGTTCTGTAATGTAATTTGAAATATAATACATTTGACCATCATTAAGACCGTCAGTTGAAATTCCTTTATTAATTAAATTAGATTGAACATCAGATATGCCATTTAGGTAATCATCTCCCCAATATTTTTTTGGATTGAATCTTTGACCAAATATTTTACACAATAATGGAAGATACTTGTAAGACTTGGAAGTATCTAATCTTGTCATCATATCAAACATAGTGACATTTAATTCAGGATATTGTTTTTTTAATTCATCTAAACGAGACATATAATTCTTTTTGTAAAATATAGGTAAAATAAAAGTTTGAGTCAAAAAAAAACACTCAGTATTTGTACTGAATGTTAGTGATTTTTGCAGAGAGTTAGGGATTCGAACCCCAGAAGCTGTTACACTTGCCAGTTTTCAAGACTGGTGCCATCAACCACTCGGCCAACTCTCTATTTTTCTTTATTAACTGTATATCCAAAATTTATTAAAACATCTTTACAAAGTCCAATAAATTCATCTATAGTTAAATCATTTTTTGCTCTATTTGCTTCGGGACGAGCAATCCCTAAATTATCAAAAGAACTCTCACCACCTAATAATCTTGGTATTATATGGTCGAACTCATATGTGGCAAAATTATTAATGTCTATTGGTCTACCGGTCAAATAACATTTATCAATAGATGATAAATATTCTTTTAGTTTTTTCCTATCAAAATCACCTCTTCGATTATAAGTAATTTTTTTACCTTCATATTCTTGTAAGAATTTCTCTGTTTTATGTAGCCAAGGATTTAATTTTCTTTGTTTCTTAACCCTATCATAGGCCCTTTCTTTTTGATTGTCACCTAAATGGTATGAAATTGTTGATTTACTACAACCTAAAGATTTTTGAATTTGTTGATATGAATAACCTTTTTCTTTTAATTTAACTATTTCTTCTTTTAACGACATATAATATAAATATGTGTTCGTATCAAAAAAGATTAGAACCATTTTTGTAATCTGTTACAAATGTAGTATATTTGTGGTATGAAAACAATAATTATCTCATTATTTTTAATCTTGTCTATTTCGGCAAAAAGTCAAACCACTGATGTTATGTGGGTACCTGACCAAAATACTTTGGTTGCATCCTATAATAGTTATTCACAAATTGGATGGTATCTATGTGGATATTATACCACCACATTCCCCGCACCATTTATTTATACCACACCAGCATCGATTATCAATCGAGGTGGTCTAACGTTCACAAATAGGAAGAACACTTACAGTATTATGGGTGGAGTATTCGTTAAAAGTGCATCAGTTAGTAAAATAGAATACATACCAGATGTTTGGTTTAAAATATACCCACTCAGAGCTTTGTTGAAGACCTCGAGAGGACCTGATTTTGCTGTTGGGGTAAATTATACAGAGGAATTCAGAGTGGGTGTTGGATTATCTATACCATTAGGTATTTATAGGTAATGTATAATGATGTTTTAGATAGAGCCAATAAATTTTTTGAAAATCACATTTTCGAGATGTATTATCTTTTCGATTCGGAAGGTGAACCTATTGCACCAACAAATGTTAAAATTAAACTCACAGGTGTAAAAGATTTCATTTCGATGGGTGATTATAAACCCTTCATATTATACACTGCCTACATCTTACCATCAAACGAACAGTCTGATAAATTTAATTCTGTATTAAGTACTCACTTTGGTTCTGAAACAGAAATTAAGACATTTGACAAAGGTGCTTACAGTAATTTCGAGTGGGTCATGACAAAAAAATTATCTGAATTTTTAAAATATTTTTCATTACCAGATGCGGTACTCACTAAAGTTGTGAATGAAGTTGAGCCGATGAAAATAAATGAAAGTTTAATTGTTGAATCTAAAGTAGATGGTGCTGTAAGGAAAGTGGTTAAAGACATTTTGGAGTTGATTAAATTCCAAAGGAATGGAGAATTTGTTTTACCAGAAGACGCCAGAATCGAAGATAATACTTATAAGTTTTCGAATTTACCTGAATTCACAATTGAGTTAGAAGTTATAGAAAGTGATGTTGTTGATAGATTTGACGTTGAATGTGCTTATTATAAGGAAGAGGATGTGATAACGGTTGATATTGTTATTAATCCTGATGTAAGGTATTCGATACTATACGATATTGTTGGTGAGTTAAATGAACAGTTAAGACATGAAATGGAACACATGATTCAAAATGTTCGTGGAGTGGAATTACCTGACAAAGAGCCAAAGTCACCTTCAAAATATTATTCACAACCACATGAAATCGGTGCACAAATTGCTGGATTCAAAAGAAAGGCAAAGATAACAAAACAACCATACGAAAAAGTGGTTAGAAAATGGTTCGAAGAAAACAAACACAAACATAGATTAAACCCAAAACAATCCGAAAAGATTATTCAAAAATTATTGGACGCATCAAATGGTATCAGAAAAATTAATTAATAAAATTTTAGTTGGACAAACGTTCCAAGAAAATACTTTTGAGTATACATTCGAGAATATTCAATTAAGTGAAAACGAATTTGCTTATGATGTTTCAGTACATGTTAATCTTCCAAATCCAAATCAATCATATGTTGCGGAGGTTTTTATTAGTGATATTCACAATTATTTGTCTAACATGTGGCAATACATTGGAGAATCTTTTTCGTATTCCTTGATTGTTACTACAAATGCACCGCATAAACTTGAGGCTTATGTTAGTCCTGAAAAATATGATGAGATTGTTGAAGCGGTAAATGCCAAATACAGACATGTTGAAATAAAAGGAGGTCATAGTTTTGATGTTGATTTATCTCCATTAAAAAATCAAAAAGGTTTTTATGTTATGCATGACAATTATCTTGAGTTTTATTTTACTGTTAGATTGGGTGGATTCAAATATGATGGCAAAACTGTCGAAGTAAAACCTGAAATGATTAATGAATTTTGTGGTATTTTGGCGGATGAATTATATGATTCCGATAACTTTAAAGTTGCAATTGAAAATACAATTTATGAAATATTAGAACCTGAAATTCACATAAAAGATGTTGAAGTTTATATCAATGCTCTATTCCATGTTACTCATTATAATGGAGCAAAGGTTGAACCTCATTGGTATCTCAGTTCAATTGACCCGAACGTATTCTTTATTTAAACTTTCTGATAAGTTTTGTCATCAATGCTGATAAAGTTTCAGCACCCATTATAACCACTCCCGAGGCAATCAATCTTTCAAGAATTATTTTTCCAGTTTCTCTTGGGTCACCACTATTTGAAATATAATGTTGAATATCTGTAATGATTGGAATTAAAAAGGCATATGAGACAGTATCCAAAAATGTACCAACACTAATCTTGATACCATTTAAAAACCCAATAAATGCATCTTCTAATTCTTCAGACTTTTTTAAAACAATATTGAATGTATTCTTTAAACCTTCTTCATCAATTTTTTTGATAAGTTCTTTAGTTGTTTTTTTATTATTGAAAAATAAAATTGATGCAATTGCAGCTAAAATAAGATAACGTTGGTCATCAGTAACATTAAAACTACCATTACGAATGAAGTTATCTAATGGTAAAATTAATCCACCAACAGACGTACCCCAAGTCAAAAGCATTTTTATATTTAAATCGTATTTTTTACCAACTCTGTTAACAACTTCTTTTGTAAACGAATAAAGTCGTTTCATATAGTTTGTCATCTTAGATTCGTCTTGTTCTCTAAGAATTGCTCTCAGTTGATTTTCATTAATAATAAAGTCCATACAGAATATAAATATCCAAGATATATTTATTAGTATGAAAGGACAATTAAATCCACCGGTAAAACCAGGTGATAAAATAGTTTGTTACCACATGGATGGTGAAACAGGTGTTCCTGCAGGAACTTTCGGTGTTGTAAGAACAGTAAGTCGTGACCCATTTGAAACAGAGACTGACGGTCAAATAATTGGTGTTGATTGGGAAAACGGTAGTAAATTGTCTTTGTTAACAATTACGGATGCTTGGAAAAAAGTTGTGGAAGAGATTCAAGAACAAACAGGTTCTCCTGAGTATGATTTTTTTTCAAAAAACCCTGAAATATTTGAAAATTTTGATTACAAGTTTTTCAAGAAATATTTATTAAAACTTAGAGAATCTGGTGTTATTAATATGTTTCAAGCTTCTCCTTTTTTATATTCAGGTGAAGCATGGATTGATAGGTATCATGGTGAGAATCAGGAGGATAATGAAGCATTCCAAGAAGTCTTAGGAATGGCGGATAATGCTAAAAACAAAATGATTCAAGGACTATTGAAATATATGGAGTCAAAAAATATGGATGTTGAAGATATGTCGCGAGTTAATAATTTGATTAATAGATTTGCGATGAAAATTAATCAATTTTATATGACTTTTGCTTAAGCTTTTTTAATCTTCTCAATTGTCCCATCCTTCCAATGTTTGACAACCCACCCATTATCATCAAGATAAACCATTGGTAAATCTTTATCCCAAGTTTGTTTTTCAACTTGTTTTCTGAAAGATTCTTTAAATTGTTCAGACCTGATTATATCAGATAATCTTTTTTCTTCTATATCCATTTTAATTACTTATGTGTTTGAAAGACAATTCAATTGATTCTAATAAAGTCATTTTTGGGTTCATGTCCCTTAATTTTTTTGATAGCTCTAAAACTTTTTCTCTGATTTCCAATTCAGATGCTTCATGTAAGATTTCATCGATAATTTCTTCGTTACTCATAATAATCCTCCTTCTTTTTTCCAATTTTCTTCTACTTGAGTATTATTTAACTCTTTTAGAAGGTCTAAGAATGTTTTTTTTAATTTATTATATTTTTCTTCACTTTCATTTTTACCCAACATATAAGATTGATACATACAACTATCTATAGACCTTTTATCTAAAAAGGAATGATGTGGTATGGTGTGTTGATATATTTCTTCTAATTTTTCTCTCATAATTCCACCTCCTTTTGCCAAAATGGTTTTGAATATTTTGGTTTGATTAATTTCCAAATTATTTCATCAACTTTTTCATTATTTTTATTCCACATTGCAAACATAATTGCATGTAAAACTTCTTCTTGTTTCATTACAAATTCGGCAAATTCTTTTTTAGTTGGTTCAGGGTCCACATCACCAAATTTTCCATAACGGAATCCATCGTGAAGTTTTCCAGCTCTTTCTCTTAATTGGTAAGAACCATACCTAAGGTCTTTAATTGTGGTTCTAACCCATTTGTCAAATTCATCGGGAACTCTATCAAGTAATTCATCAATGTTTTTTCCGTCTTTAAGGTATTCCCATATGTCCACATTTGAGAATCCTGTTAAAATCCTATGGAGACGAACGTATTCTTCCCCCTTTATCTTCATTCTGAACCCATTTCTGAAACGAATGACATAACCTTCTCGGTCTTTGGATATTAAAGACTTGAGGGTCTTATAATCGTTAACCGCATCGTATTTCTTAACAACAGCCATTCTAGTTTCATTGCTGATGTATAACAAAGAAGTGTAATCTAACTCTTTTCCTGAAGAGTTGTTTATCATAGACAAAACAACCAAAGATTCCTCATCACCATATCCACAAACAATTCTGTTTTCAGGATATATTATTTCCACCAAAGTGGTATATCCTTTCGGTATTGGTTCAAAGTTGTATTTCATAAGAATTTCTCTTCCTTTAATTGCTTGTTCGGAAACAAATGAACCTTTGGTTGCTAACATCCATTTTCCTTGATACCAAAATAAAATCCCTAATGAACCGTCCAATTTTTCAAAAACTTCAAATGGTTCATTTGGAATTTCTTCTGGATTGTGTTCTTCCATATTGAAAAATTTATCAAAACCTTTGGCAATAACATTTCCTTCTTGGTCCAAAATAAGACCACGGCATGCTTTGGTAATTTCATCCCATTTATTTTCATACTGACAAGTACGAGAATAGTTGTAGATAGAAATAGGAAGAGTTGGATGGTCATTTTTGACTACCAACCCATCACTGATGTATTTGTTCAATATGTTTAAATCGAAGGTCAATTTATTTCTTAATTAACATGTTTGTGTTTGCGATTGGAAAACGAGCTACTGGAACTTTTTTTTCTTCTACTGAAGTTGCGTCGATTTGCATTACTTGATAATAACCGTCTTCCATTTTTACGGTTGGGACATCATTAAATGTGTAAAGAATGTTTCCTTGTTCTACTCCCTCATAAAGTTTTGCTGACTTTGTTGATGTGTTGAATACTAATGTTTGCATGTGTTTGTTTTTATAATTTTTCGTATTTTATTGTGTCATCTTTTTTTATATCGTCAAAGTTTCTCCAAAGAGTAAATTTTCTACCTACTCTCGGTAAACTATGGTGTTCTCTATGTCCACACCAACGGCATTCTCTAACTACTACTCTAATAACATCCCTCCCTTGTGGATGATTTTCTACTTTGTGCTTTTCTTTACGGTACTCCCAATTATGAAGACCAATATAGCAAAATGGGTTTATCATATTATAATTTAATTTCGAATCTGTTTTTCATAATTTGGAGCTTGTCTTCAGGTACCCCATGAACATTTTGCCCACCGTGTCTATTTTCAATAATCAAAGATACAACTTTGTATCCATATTTCACAGCTAATTTGAAATAATCTTCCATTTCCCATTCTTGTGTAAAAGTATTTGAAACAGCAATTTCAGGATAATATTGTTCATTATTTTGGTGGTCAATCATCCTTGTTTCGACCTCGTTTTTACACCAAGCATGAGCTTCTTTTAATTTTGATGGGTCAAAATTGTAATTACCTTCTTTATCGTAGAAAAACTTATCGGCTTCACAAACAGCATAATCATTCCAAATTGCCGATGCAAATGATGTCTTACCTGAACCAGGTAAACCTCTTACTAAAAATAATACTCCACTCATATTAATATCCTTTTTGAAATGTCAATCCGTATGAAAAGTTAAGAAAAGAAATTTGAATTCCAAAGGCTGGTGAAGTAACACCTGTCTCAAGGAAGTAATACTTATCGTACCAAATTGAAATACAAGGTATTAACCAATATTTTCCTCTTATTCTAACAAACCTATTATTTTCTACAAACCATTTCATAATTTTTCATTTAAATTGTTATCAATATTCCATATATTAAATGGGTCAAATTCATTTTCTTTTTCCCATCCATACAATCTCATACTAATTTCATTTCTTGTTTCCAAAGATAGTGATTTTGCAAGAACTTCTCTTAAATTTTGATGAATCATTTGAACCATACTAACAAAATTTGAACCTTCATTCTTTAAATCTTTAATTTCGTTAATTTTAGATTGTACATATTCTATCTCTAATTGTTCTTGCCTCTCATCCCACATATGGGGTAGAGTAAAAGACCTCCAAAATCGAATACAAATTTCGCGTAATTCTTCAAAGCTTTCGTCTTTTGGAGGTGTATAGAATAATTTAACTGACTTATCCATTATCTTTATTTACAAGGTCATCTAAATGGTGGTCGTTTTGCATTTCAGAAAGTTTATCTCTGTGTCTTAACAAAGGTACTACTTCACGATACACGTTGTAAGGTCTAAATTCAGGGTGACCATCCATTCCAACATCAATTCTTTGACCTTTACCAAATCTTAAATTTGTTGGTAAGTGACAGTGACCGTGTAAGTGCATTACACCTTTATTAAGACCATCCCAAGAACTTATGGGATAGTGCATCAAACGAAATTTAAATTGTCCCATCTCAAGTGTATTATAGTGGGATACGGATTTGAATAATCCCTGAGCACCATCTCTATTGTTTTCTATATGGTGGTCGTGATTACCTAAAACTAAGTGAATATTTTTACATATGAGTCTATCCCAAAATTCACGTATTTGGTCATATCCACCAAAAGACCAGTCACCAAGGTGAATTAATATGTCATCTTGACCAACAACTTCATTGATGTTATTGACTATGGAAGCATTCATTTTTTCTATGGTTGAAAAGTCACGAGTCTGAGATAAAGGTATTTCACCTTCTTGGGTTCTCCAAGCTGTAACCCCACGACATATATTCTTGTGAGAATAGTGGGTGTCAGAAGTAATCCATACATTAACTTCTGGGATATTTTTGGTATCTACAGGTAGTTTTATCATAAAACGAAGATAAGAATTATTCTGTAATTAAAAAAACTGGATTTTGGTCTCCAGCAAATAAACCTAAAATGTTGTATTCGTAGAATTCAACTGCATCGATAGGAGACATTCCGTCTCTTTCTTCAAGAATATCAAGGATTTTGTTTTTGGAGTATAAGATTCTCGGCCCATTACCGAATTCTTCAACAATTCCGATGATTGCGTCATCCAAACCGTCCAAAATAACGGCTCCTTCAGCATTTTCGTGAATATCGTCTATGTTGATTGTCATATAAATAAAAAAAAAACAAGTGATTTCAATTCGAGGCGATAAGTAAATTACCAAGATACTATCAAAAGGAAGGAGAGGGTCACTTGTTTCTATACAATGGTAGAATTAATTCATAAAAATGTCAAACATAAAAAATGAAAATTTTAAAGTATTTATAATAAAATAATTTATGAAAGGATATTTTGGATTAGGTCAATTGTCACCGGCAGATAAGTCTGACATCTTAGACCAACACAAACATGTATATGATGGTTACAAAACAATGTTACCACACGTTCCCAATACACAACCATTGTACGTACAGGATTTTGCTAACGACAAAAATGGTATCACAGTTAATAACAAGGGTGAAGTTAAACATTATACCAACGTAGGAATTAATGAAAGCATTGAGGAAGGTAAAATTTGTGAACAATGCGGAGGTCAAATGAGTGAAGGTATCTGTGAACAATGTGGTGGTGGTATGATGAACGAAGGTGGTGAGTGTTCAGAATGTGGTGGTATGATGTATGAAGGAGAATGTTCTGAATGTGGATACAAAGGACAAATGGATGAAGAAACAGGACATTTGGATGACATCTATAATGTAAGAGATTTAAATCTAAAAAATGGCGATTTTGATTATGTTGAAGGTGGTGGTAACGATTATGGTACATTTGAAAAAATGCATCATATGAAAGAACAAGCAGATGATTATGTTAATTATGAAGATAATTTAGATGAGCAAGGTGGAAATGCTGATGATATGGATGTGGATGATGTTGAACCAGCGTTCGATTTTGAATCGGAAGGACCAGGAATGGGTGATGCTTATCCTGTAAATGAGGAAGGTAATATGGATGAACCTGAAATTACTTACGACGCTATGGAGTCAGCATTCAACGATGA